GGGGCTGTAATGGTTTCGACGGGGAGAGAGAGGCGTGAGCAGCGGGCCGTGGCGGTGACCCACGATAAAAGCGCCAACTTAAATTAACTGACAACAATTATCCTGTTGCCGTAGCTGCCTAATTAGGCGCTGCCGTCCTGCCCGTGTTAGTACCGCATGGGGTCAGGGCGTCGATTAGGTACTGAACGTGAACGGGCTTAAGCTTTGTGGCCCGGCATGAACTTATGAAGCTACCAAGGTGTAGTGCGTGTGTGCTCGCCCGCACCAAGGGAAATTTAATAAACACACTGCGCCCGGAGATACTCTAACTGATTTCTTTTCGGACACGGGTTCGACTCCCGTCAGCTCCACCATTCGGGCCGTACTCGAACACGTGAGTGCGGGCCCTTTTCTCGGATATTGTAAAATATCAGCGCCTCATCGTTGCGGAGCTCGACTCGGGCGATGAACGTGTCAACCAACCGAGCGCGGAAGTCGTCATCCGTGACGTCTCCGACGCGGAAGGAGCGCAGCCAGGCCTCGACCACCTCATGGGTGAGTCGGGGCCTTTTTATTTCTGCCCGCTGGATCTCCAGCACCAGCCGCTCCTCCTCTTCCTCCAGGGCAGCCAAACGAGAGACCAGGCCACGGGCCCCGCCTTCTTCTATCGCGTCCAGCAAGTTCCGCTGGCGCTTTTTATTTGAGTCAAGACGCCGACGCAATCCCACCACGGGATCGTCGGCGTTTTCCTGTTCCTGGACTTCCAGGATCCGGACGGTCAGCTTCTCGATCATCTCATCGGTCAGCATATCGTTCACCGTGGCCAGGATGATCGCATCCTCCAGGTGGTCCTTCGGGAACGGCTTCAGCTCGCACTTCTTCCCGCGCTTTTTGTCCCCGCACTTGTAATATCGGTACACTTTCCCCAGCTTCCCGGTGCCGGCCTCTGCGCTGATCATCGAGCCGCAATACCCGCAGAACATTTTACAGCTCAGCAAATAGTTCACCTTCGCCCTCCCTGCCGCATTGTTGCGGCTCGTCTTAAAGTGCCGGGCAGCTTCCAGGAAGGTCGCCTGGTCGATGATCGGTTCCACGTTCAGCTTCACGTCCTGGATGTAGAACTCGCCCAGGTACTTCTCATTCCGCAGCATACGATAGACGACCGCATTGGAGACCGGCTTCCCGCGCCGGCCCATGATCCCACGGTCAGCGAACAGCTGGACGAGGTCCCGGATCTGGCCGCCAGCGATGTGGAGCTTGAACGCCTCCCGGACAGCAGCAGCCTCCCGCTCGTCAATGACGACGTGGCGCTGGGAGTCCACCTTGTAACCGATGGGCAGAGGCTGGCCGCAATACTGACCCTTCTTCGCGGTCTCCTTCATGCCTCTGATGACCTTCTGACGGAGATCGGCGGAGTAATACTCGGCCAGGCCCTCCAGTACGCTCTCCAGGATGATCCCCTCCGGACCTTCCGGAACGCTCTCCCGGGCGTACATCAGCTTGACGCCTGCCCGCTTCAAGGTCATTTTTCCCATAGCAATGTCCTGGCGATCCCGACCGAAGCGGTCGATCTTCCACACCAGGACGCAGTCGAAGCGGCCCTTCTCCGCGTCTCGCAGCATCCGCTGGAACTCGTCGCGGCCGACGACGCTCTTGCCAGAGACGTGCCGGTCTGCATATATTTCTATGATGTCAATGCCGTGCTCCTCAGCATACTGCTGACAGTCGGCAACCTGGCCCTCGATGGACTGCTCCGTCTGGTGCGGGCCTGGTGAATATCTCGCATAAATGACGCCGCGCATGGCACCGTCCTCCCTTCCCGGGGTCCCCCGTTAAATATGCAGGATCGCTCTGATCGCTGCCTGGGTCTCAGCTCCGGCGTGCCGGTATGCTTCGATCAGGTCGATCTCGGCCAGAGTTACGGCCAGAAACTTATTAGCGGCGGGGTCCGTTTCATCGCCTGCTGGCTTCTCAATCTTATCAGTATATCCCAGCAGGTAGTTCATATCGACATGGAAGATCTCGGCCAGGGCCTCGATCACCTCGAAGCTCGGCTTGCGCTTTCCGTTCTCATACTGGGAAATGGTCATTTTATTCAATCCAGCGCGGTCGGCCACCTCCTGCTGGGACCAGCCACGCTCTAATCTTAAAGATTTCACAATCTGAGAAAACTCCATAATTCTGTCCCCCTAAAAAATGTTTATTTTCCTCTTGACAATTATAAACTAAGAGTTTATTATAGTCAATGTAAACTATTAGTTTACTTCAAAGAGAACGGCAGTAAACAGTCCGGCAAGGAGGGCACACAATGAACACCTACAAGATTATTTTTACCCGCGAAAACGGGACCCAGGGCACCGACCACTTCACCGCCATCAACGAGCGCCAGGCCCGCAAAGACTTCGGCGAGTGCTACCGTCACAGCACGGCCACCATCATCAGCATAGAGCTGGCCAGCACCAATACCCCGGCCACCAAACAACAGGAGCGCGACACCCTGGAGAAGATCCGGAAGATGGTCGAGCAGCTGGGCCCGGACTCCTACCTGGCCACCGCCGTCGAGGGCTGCTTCGACCTGGCCGCTGAGAACATCGACAACGACTGGGCCTGCTCCATGGCTGACCGCGCCCGCAGCGCTGAGAAGCGCGTCGCAGAACTGGAGGACAAGCTGTCCGAGTCCGTGAAGGACTACGAGGCCGCCCATGCTGCCGCCCATGCAGTCGCCGAGGAAAAGGACGCCGAGATCGCAAAGCTGAAGGATCAGCTGAAGCAGACCCAGGAGACCGCCCGCTGGAATGGCCAGAGATGTGATGAGGAAGCAACCGCCGCTGGAGAGGCCCAGCGTCGTGCTGAGGCCGCCGAGGCCGAAGTCATCCAACTGAAGGCTAAGCTCTACGACCTGCTGGTCGCCGGGAGGTAAAGGAGGACGGACTGATGGCTGCATATATGAGAAAGACGGGGATCCTCCCCGTCTGCACCAATAACGAGGCCCGGGCCTACTTCGCCGGCAAGGGTCTCACCTATGCCGACGTGACCGAGGGCGACATCCTCGCCCTGGTCATGCTGCTGAACAAGCACATCAAGAAGGCCAACGCAGACTGCGAGACCTCGATGGGTTCCATGTACCTGAGCCGCCGGATCGACCTCAAACGGAAGACCAACGGCGCCCTGATCAGCTGCTTCCTCTACGTCAACAGCCACTACTTCGAGCGCCGGGATTGCATCAGTTTCAATGCTAACGGCTGGATCGGCTTCGCCGGCTGGGCTGACCAGGGCAACACAAACCCCATTTTACGAGCATTTATCGAGTGGTGCGACGCGCTCGCTGCCACCAAAGAAAAGGAGGACACACAACAATGACCCGCTTCAAGTATTATTCCAATTATCTCGCCTGCCTGCTGGGCACTTTGATCGCCTTCGAGCTCTGCTGGATCGGCGCCAAGTACGTCATCGAGGGCGAGGTGGTCCACACCTGCCTCGACCACTTCATCGCCGTGTGCGGATCGTTTTATATCACCCGTGACACCATGAAGATCTGGCTGAAGCTCCAGACCAAGAGCCAGAAGGTGCAGCACTAAGGAGGCCGCCATGAGGAAGGACATCCCGCTGCACCAATACCCGAAGGACGTGCAGATCGCGACCCCAGAGACTAAACCGAGGAAGGAGGCAAAGCATGGCCGCAGTAAAGACTATTGACGCTCAGACCATCGGGGAGAGACTTCGCACTCTGCGCGGACCTCGCACCCAGAAGGAAGTCGGCGACGCCATCGGCGTGACCGCCATGGCGATCTCTTTCTACGAGCGCGGCGAGCGAGTGCCGGCTGATGACATCAAGGTGGCGCTGGCCCGTTATTTCAACAGCACCGTGGAAGCTATTTTTTTTACATTCTAAGTAAACTCTAAGCTTACTTTTTCAAAGGAGGACACACATGGGAAGAAAGAACAGACAACGCAGGACGAAGCCCTTCAAGTGCTGCGAGACCTGCGCCAATATGCAACCGATAGGCGAAGGCGATCACATCTGTGACGCCTGCTGCAGCCACGATGGCAGCCCGACCGCTCTCGTCCTGGAGAGTTACATCCCGACCGACGACTACTTCATCTGCGGAGGAAGCAGGTGGACACCACAATGAGCGCCACAAACCGAGGCTGCGAGCGCAAGGCTTACGACTTCTATGCTACCCCGCCGGAAACCATCCGGGCCTTCCTGGCCAACTTCGACGGCATCAGCTCTGGCGACCGCATCCTGGAGCCTTCTGCCGGCAACGGCCAGATCGTCAAAGTGCTGAGGGAAGGCGGATACGACAACCGGATCGACGCCGTGGAGCTGCGACCGGAGGAGCGGGGCACCCTGGAAGCTCTGGCTGACAACGTCACAATCGGCAGCTTCTTCGACTACGAGCCCGACTGCAGCTACGATGTCATCATAGGCAACCCGCCCTACAGTCTGGCCCTGGACTTCATCAATAAGAGCCTGGAGCTGCTGCACCCTGGCGGCCTGCTGATCTTCCTGCTCCGGACGAACTTCCTGGAGAGCGAGAAGCGTTTCAAGTGGTGGCAGGAGCACCCGCTCAGCGGTCTCTACACCCTGCACAAGCGCCCCAGCTTCACCGGCCGAGGCACCGACGCCACCAGCTACTCCTGGTTTGTGTGGGAGCGGGGGGGGACCGGCTGCATAGGTCATCAGACCATCAAAACCATCTAAGGAGGATAAGCGCATGGAAGACATTGACCTGACAATGCTGGCCCGCTCGGCCTACCGGGCGATCCTGAGAAGCGTGGAAACCGCAGAGGCTGAGGAGCCTGAGACTGTGAAGGAGGTGGTGCCTATGGCTGCACAAAAAGATTGAGCCCCGGAGCTAATGCCTCGGAGCCCAATAGAACACAGTCCCAGTATAACACAAACAAGGAGGAAATAAAAGCATGAAGATCACCGTCGAATTTGCAAACCTGAACGAGTTCAAGCAGTACATGGGCGTCGAGTCCCCGAACCTGCTCGCCCAGGCATCCAAGGAAACAGAGGACGCTCCTGCACCCGCTGAGGCCGTCCAGGAGCCCCAGAAAGCACCGGAGGACCCTGCCCCTAAGAAGAACCCCAAGAAGGTCGAAAAGACCGCCCCTGCGGAAGCTGAGCCCTCTCCTGAGTCTGCTGACGAGGCTGCACCCGCTGCGCCCGCAGAAGTGACCGAGGACTTCCGCATCACCGTCCGCAAGCAGCTCGCGGCACTCAACAAGAAGCGCGGCTACAACCGTGCGGCGGAACTCATCAACGAGCAGACCGGCAAGGGCAAGCTCACCGAAGTCGCACTTGCCGACCTGCCGAAGCTCATGGAAGCAGCAAAGGAGGAAACCAATGCCGACTAAGCACGCCCGCTGCTCCGCATCGGCCGCATACCGCTGGATCAACTGCCCCGGATCCGTCGCCCTGTCTGATCAGTGTCCGGATCCCGGCTCCAGCAGCTACGCCGACGAGGGAACAGTCGCCCACAGCCTGGCCGAGCTGAAGCTCCGCCACGTCCTGCATGAGATCACCGACGCCCAGTACAAGAAGCGCCTGGCCAAGATCCAGCAGGACGACTACTACAACGGCGAGATGGACGAGGCCACCGACTTCTATGTCGAGACCGTCCTGGAGGAGTTCGCCGCAGCCGGCGAAGGCGCCGAGCTGATGATCGAGCAGCGCCTCGATCTTTCCCAATGGATCCCGGAAGGCTTCGGCACTTCCGACGCCGTGATCATCGGCGGCAGCATGATCCAGGTCATCGACCTGAAGTACGGCAAAGGTATCAAGGTCGAGGCCAAGAACAACCCCCAGTTCCGCCTCTACGGCCTGGGCGCCGTCTCTCTGTTCGGCGATCTCTACGACTTCGACACCGTGAAGACCACCGTCGTCCAGCCCCGCCTCGATCACGTTGACAGCGAGGTCGTCATCCTGAAGGAGCTGCTGCTCTGGGGCGAGGAGGAAGTCGCGCCCCGCGCCATCATGGCCATGGAAGGCTCCGACTACTTTGTGGCCGGCGACTGGTGCCGCTTCTGCCCGGCGAAGGCCCGCTGCCGCAAGCGTGCCGAGTTCAACCTGGATCTGGCCCGGATGGAGTTCCAGAAGCCCCCGCTGCTCTCCAGCGAGGAGATCGGCGAAGTGCTGGCCAAGGCCGAGCACCTAAAGAAGTGGGCCGAGGAGGTCAGCGCCTACGCTCTGGAGCAGGCCCTGGCCGGTGAGCACTACGACGGCTGGAAGCTGGTCGAAGGCCGCAGCAACCGCAAGTATGCAGACGAGATCCAGGTGGCCGACAAGCTGAAGGCTGCCGGCTTCGACGAGGCGATGCTCTACCAGCGCAAGCTCTACGGCATCACCGAGATGGAGAAGCTCGTCGGCAAGAAGAAGCTGGCCGCCACTCTGGGCGACCTGCTGATCAAACCCGCAGGCAAGCCGGTCCTCGTGCCGGAGTCTGATAAACGCGAAGCTATCAACACAACCGAAGCGGCTCAGGCCGACTTCACCACCGGCGACGACGAGGTCGCGCCGTTCTAAATTAAGGAGGATTATAAAATGTCTACTACCAAAGTTATCACCGGAAAAGTTCGTTTCAGCTATGTGAACATCTTCAAGAGCCGCGCCTTCCAGGCTGGCCAGGACGCCAAGTACAGCGTGTGCCTGCTGATCCCTAAAGAGGACAAGGCCACCATCAAGAAGATCAAGGCAGCCATCGACGCAGCTGTCCAGGACGGCATCAGCTCCAAGTGGGGTGGCAAGAAGCCCGCCAACCTGAAGCAGCCTCTGCGCGACGGCGACGCCGAGCGTGCCGATGAGGCTCCTGAGTACGAGGGTATGTACTTCCTCAACTGCAACAGCACCCAGAAGCCCGGCATCGTGGACAAGGATCTGAACGAGATCCTGGATCCCGACGAGGTCTACTCCGGCTGCTGGGGCCGCGCCTCCATCAACTTCTTCCCCTTCAACACCAACGGCAACAAGGGTGTCGGC